TTCAGGAGAGCGTGGCAAAAGCGGTGGAGGAATTTCAGGAGTGGCAGCGTTCCATTGGTCGGGACATTAACCCGATGGAGCTGATCGCCCGCCTGCGGGCCGCTGGCGTGAAGCGAGTGGAGCTGCGCCAGCCGGTCGATAAGGTGATCGAGAACGGCATGGATTCGGGAAAAGCCGTTGTGCAGATTCCGAAACTGAGCGGAACGCCGACGATCATCTACGGAGGTATCGAGGATGATTAACCTGCGGGACGCAAGGATCACGGACGGCCTGCCGCGGATTGTTGCAGAACAGCCGTGGGCGCAAGTCCTGTCCGCTGTCTACGGAGAATTGCAAGACCGGATGTTTGAATATCTCGACACCGGCATGATGTTCTCCGAAGTGGACACCTGCGACGAGGGTGTGCTGGATCAGATGGCCGTTTACCTCAAAATCGAGTGGTACGACTCCACCGCCGACGTGGAAACGAAGCGGAGAATCGTCCGAACGGCGATTGAGATTCAGCGGTACGCCGGTACGGTCAAGGCCGTCCGGGAACAGGCAAGTGCCGTGTACCCTGATTCCGAGGTAGAAGAGTGGTTCGACTACGGCGGCACTCCGGGCTTCTGGCGGCTGAACGTCAACATTACGGAAGCGGCGGCGCAGTATCACACCATCCGGGAAATGGAGGACTTGCTGGGCTACACCAAACGCCTGTCTGCTCACCTTGAACAGATCAGCTACATGGTGCGGCACAGCATCGGCGTTGGCGTGACGGTGGAGTGCATGGCTTACAAAGTGCCGGAGTGCGGTATTCCGTACTGCGGAACATACTGGAAGCCCGCCCAACTGGGCTACTCGACCGGCGCAGAGCTGGACGCAGCGGCGAACACCGGAGTGTTCCTTGCGTTCCCGAAAATCACCGGCACAATCCCGGAGGTGGCGACGAAAGGTTGGAGCGCAGGACAAGAGCTGCAAACCACCCCGGCGGTAGATGGCTACTCCATCACCCCGGCGGAAACCGGTAGCGGCGTGACCGGCGACCTGCCCGTTACCAGCACAAAGGGCTACACCGCCAATATGCCGCTTTACTCTGAAACCAGAGTGGAAGCATTCACCGGAAGTCCGGGAGAAGCGGGCGATTCGACCACCGGCACAAAGCCGAGCGCGGCAACGCTGGGAACCAGCGCAGCGGCCACGGCGGGCGGTCAGGTGAAAGTCGAAGCGTTCAAGATCACGCCGCGTGTCTGCGGCAAGACCTACCTGTAACAAGCTGCAACAGCCCGCAAGGGCTTTTTCTTTTGCAGAGAAAGGAGAAAGAGGATGGCTTTTTTTACGGATAATTTTCTGAATAACCGCCGCGCTGAACTGCTGCGGGCGGTCACTCGCTTCCAGTACCAGCTCAACAAGAGCACTTGGGTTGACGGCGAGATCAACAGCAAGGAGATTGCCGGGACTGCCGTGGTGGTCTATGTCAATGCACCGAGTTCCGGTGCAAAGGACACGATCACCGGTGTGCGCGTCTACGACAACAACGGTGTGCTGGCCGGGAGCCAGAGCGTGAGCCTGTCCCGCGACAGCATCAACGCCGGTCTGCTGCGGTTTACGTTACCGCTGATCGAGGTCGAACCCGAAGTGCTGCGGCTGGCGGAAGCAAACGCAGAACTGGAAAAGACTTTCTGAGCAAGGAGGGATAGAAGAAAATGCTGATGTTTAAGAGAACCTTTTGGCGCAACCATGTTGAGGATCAGGACGGCAAGGTTATCCAGCAGGGTACATTGCTGGAACAGGATCAGTTCAACCGCATGGAGGTTGGTATCTCTGATTCCAACATGGCGGCGAACATCATCCACATTATGCTGCTCTGGTTCGGTCGTCGTCTGGGTGTGCTGGAAACGTCCAGCAACAGCCACGACACAGACATTGCCAGCATCAAGACCCTGAACGGCCAGCAGGACACCCGGCTGGCCGCACTGGAAAAGACCACCGGCAGTCACACTACGGACATTGCCAGCATGAAGAACACCGACACGCAGCAGAACAGCCGCTTGTCTGCGCTGGAACCGGAGGTGGCGGCAGAAGTCAAAGAGGTGACGCTGAAAAACGGCAGCAAGTGGCCGTTCGGGATTAACGAGGTCAGCGTGGGACTGGCAAAGACCCGAAAGAATGCCAACTATGGCGTGGACGTGTACGTTAAGAGCTACACCGGCGGGCGGCTGGGGGACATTACCGTGTCCGGTAAGCTGACCAACGGTTTCAAGCTGAAACATGACGGCTCTGCTCAGACCGTCGTGGTCGTTGTGAGAGTAACGGGAGGTATGAACTGATGAATGTTATCGAACTGAACGAGGGCAGAAAGGTTGAGTATGAGCTGCGCGGCACGAAGCTGGACTTCGCAGACGGCACTCTGACCATGAACCTTGCCAAGTACCAGCGTGACTACCCTGTGACCAAGACCATCACCGGCGATGCCGAGGGCAATCTGCTGATCGACGGCAGCGACAGCCGATTCTATGTCGCAGAGGTAGAAATCCCCGCAATCGAGTATGAGGACGTGGAGGTTGAGGGCGAAGCCGAAAACGCTACCATGACCGAAGCTGTGGAGGGTGAAACCGAAGCAGCAGAGGACACAACGGCGGAAGATACCGCCCACAAGACCCACATCGAGCGCAAGGCCAAGCCGCTGAACACCGACGACGTGACCCTGCGCCTGTGGTCTATCGAAGATTTTGACATTCTGTAAGGGAGGAAAAGACTATGGCAACTAACTTTGATGCTACCCGCCTTGCGGTGCAGACTGCATTCCCCACCAATGACCTGCTCTTTGACGACAAGGAAATGCCGTCCATCCATGTGTTTATCCCGAAGTTCCGCCTGTGCGATGTGCTGTCCACCCAGAGCACCGAAACTCACCCGGCGTTCATCGTGAACGGCAAGGAGATTGACGGCTTCTGGTTTGGCAAGTATCAGAGCACCTGCACCGACACTGGCCGCGCATACAGCCTGCCCGCAGAAGATCCCACCGTGTCCCATCCGCTTGACTGGTTTGCGACCCAGACCAACGCAAAGGGCGCGGGATGGCACGAGATCAGCAATGCAGAGTGGGCGGCGGTCGCGCTGTGGTGTCACAAGCACGGCTGTGAGCCGAAAGGCAACAACAGCTACGGCAGGGATAGCTCCGAAACCTACTACGAAGCAATCCCTGTCCCCGGTGTGCAGGACAACGGCAAGACCGCCCGCGTCCGTACCGGCACTGGCCCGCTGACGTGGAGCCACAACGGACGCATGGACGGCATCTGGGACATGAACGGTAATATTTGGGAGTGGTGCATCGGTCTGCGTCTGGTCAAGGGCGAGTTGCAGATCATCCCCAACAACAACGCCGCCGACAACAGCGTGAGCAACGGCGCATCTAGCAGCGCATGGCGGGCAATCAAGGCCAGTGACGGCTCTCTGGTTGCACCGGACGGCAACGGCACGACTACCGGAACCATCAAGCTGAACCGAGTAAACAATCACTGGGAGTGGGATACCACAATCAGCGATTCCAAGGACGAGAGCCGCAGCGCAGCGTTCAAGGACACCACGGCTGCGGCCAGTGTTGGCGATGCTGCAAAGCTGATCCTTATGTCCCTTGCTCTGATGCCGGACACCGCGCTGACCGGTGATGGCATTGATGCAAACTATGGCGGCGATTACTTCTGGGCGAACAATGCCGCTGACGAGCGGTGTCCGATCCGCGGCGGCGACTGGGACTTTGGCGAGAGTGCCGGTGTGTTCAGCTTGCACCTCGACAATCCGCGCTCTGGTTCGTGGGCGGACGGCGGGGGCCGTTCCGCTTTTGTAAAGCTGCCCGCTGAAGCCTGATAAGCTGACGGGCTGCGCGGTAGCGCAGACCAAAGCAAAAATAGAACATAAGGCGCGGTGGGCCAGCGGCCCGCCGTGCTGATTTTTGGAGGTGTTGACTGTGCCGAACGCAGAAGCCGAAGTGCCGCCCCAGCAGGGCGACAAAAAGAAAAAGCCTGAACCGTTCCATTTGGCGGAGAAGATCGGAGAAATGGTTGACTATGGCTACCCGCTCACAATGAGCTTTCCTCGGAAAGACCGTGAGCTGGCCGATGAACTTCGCAGAAGTATGTTGGCAATTCTCCGGTACAGCGTTGAGATAGACCGGCGATATTTCAAAAAGACCACCACGCAAAATATGGACGTGGAGCTGGCTGTATTGAGAAAGTTTGTCCGGCTGGCGGCGAGTAAAGATTTACACGGGGGCAAGTACCCGCCGCCCTTGACGATGCACCAATATGCAACGTGGGCGAAATTCAACGATGAAATAGGCAGGCTGTTGGGCGGCTACATTGCTTCGCTCTAAAGCCTGCCATTTTCATACGGGAACGGGTTATTTACGGCGTGTCCGATCCGCGGCGGCAACTGGAACAATGGCGAGAGTGCCGGTGTGTTCAACTTGAACCTCAACAATCCGCGCTCTAATTCGTGGACGAACAACGGGGGCCGTTCCGCTTTACACCACAAGAACATTTTTGTTCGGCGGGATTCCACGCCGGATATGGGGGCTGTGATCTACGGGTCGCAGTCGGTGTGTGGGTCTAAAGGAATCCGTTTCCGTTCCGGTCAGCACGACCGGAAAAAATATGTATTGCCGCGAAAACGGAAACGCTACGCGCGGCGCGGTGGAATTGAGGGCAGAAATGCCAAACGAAATAAACACGATTCAAAATGCGTGGAATGTGATCTGCGAGTTTGAATACCTCGTAGAAGCTGACCACTCAGCCCGCAAGGGCAAACGATACCGGGCGGAAGTGCTGGCGTTTACTGCAAATCTGGAACACAATCTGTTTCAGATTCAAGAGCAGATGATTACCGTGGACTGTCCGCTCGGCCCATACCGGAAACTGTGGGTGTCCGTGCCGAAGAAGCGGTTAGTGATGGCCTTGCCATACCCTGACCGGATCGTGCAATGGTCACTGTACCAATACCTCAATCCGATTTACGACCGGCTATTTATTGAGGACTCCTATGCCTGTCGCAAAGGCACAAGGGAAGCCACAAGGCCGCAGCACGGTTACAATACTGGATGCGGCAAGTAGACCGGAAACCGGGGCCGGGATGGTACTACCTAAAACTGGATATAAGCAAGTTCTTTTACCGTGTGAACCATGCGAAGCTACTGAAAATTTTGGCAAAGCGTATCAAAGACCCGAAGTTGATGAAGTTCCTCGGAAGCGTGGTAAACAGCAGAGCAGAGCCGTTCGGGTTGCCCCGCGG